TTGAAGCTGGTGAATACGATGTGTTGTGTAATTCCATGCTCCTTACTGAAGGTTGGGATTGCCCAGCGGTGGATTGCATTATTGTTTTAAGACCTACCAAAATAAGAAGTCTTTATCAACAAATGGTCGGTCGTGGTATGCGACTTTCACCGAATAAGAAGGAACTGCTCTTGCTAGATTTTCTATGGATGACTGAACGTCACGATTTGTGTAGACCATCAGCTCTCATTTCCAAAGACGCTGACCTTGCTAAACGCATCGACCAGAAGATGATGGATAGAGAAAGTGGCATTGATTTACTCTCCGCTGAACTGGCAGCAGAAAACGATGCTATCAAGGAACGTGAAGATGCTCTGGCTAGAGAACTCGCAGCTATGCGTAGAAAGCAACAAAAACTTGTCGATCCAATTCAATATGCATTTTCTATTGCCGCTGAAGATTTGGCAAATTATGAACCTTCATTCGCATGGGAAATGGCACCTGCAACAGCAAGACAACTTGAATATCTAGAGCGTCATGGTATCTACCCAGACTCAGTATCGAACTGTGGATTGGCAAGCTTACTCATTGAAAAACTAAAGAACAGACAAATTGAAGGACTCGCAACACCAAAACAAATCCGTTTCTTGGAACGCTATGGTTTCATTCATGTCGGCATGTGGGCATTTGATGCTGCTAGCAAAATGATTACTCGCATCGCAGAAAACAGATGGATGTTACCAAGAGGTGTCAGTGCATCGAGCTATCAACCATAGGAGGATTTAAATGGACAGCATTCTAGAAGCATTAAAACAAATTGATGTCTCAAAAGTATCCTACCAGGAATGGGTAAACATAGGGATGGCTCTCAAGGCAGAAGGTTATGATTGGACAGTATGGGATACCTGGAGCCAGAATGATTCTCGTTATAAAAATGGAGAATGTGAACGGAAGTGGAGGAGCTTTAGCGGCTCCTCTCATCCTGTTTCTGGTGGAACAATTGTAAAACTAGCAAAAGATGCTGGTTGGATTCCTCCGACTAGAATCAACGATGGTCTCATGGAGTGGGACGATATTATTGAATACGATGGTGATGGTATGATTTATGATCCGAAAACCGGTAAGAAACCGACTGAACAACTCATCACTTATCTTGAAATCTTATTCAAAGAAGATGAATTTGTAGGATATGTAACGAATGATGTATGGCAAGACAGCAAAGGTAAATGGATGCCTGGTAAAGGACAGTATGATCGCACAGCTAAAGAGTTGATCGAATTACTCAAAAAGCATCCAGATGATATTGGAGCTGTCATTGGTGATTGGAAGGATGAATGTGGTGCTTGGATAAGATTTAATCCAGTCGATGCAACAGGCGTAAAGAACGAAAATATCACAAGATATACCTATGCTTTAGTCGAGTCAGACAATATTCCAATTTCCGAACAGGATGCAATCTATCGTAAGTTTGAATTGCCGATAGCTTGTTTAGTACACAGTGCAGGCAAAAGCCTACATGCGATCGTTAAGGTGGATGCTAAAAATACTGATGATTATCAAAAGCGAGTGAAATATCTCTATAACTTCCTAGATAAGAATGGGCTCAAAGTTGATACAGCGAATCGAAATCCATCAAGGTTATCAAGACTTCCTGGTGTTACTCGAAATGGAGTTGTTCAAACGTTGGTGGCTACAAACATTGGTAAACACAACTGGGATGAATGGTTAGATTTTGTTGAAGGAGAATCAGAAGAACTTCCACGAGAAAAGACCAGTGGACAAATCCGTACAAAAAAGGAAAACTTAGAACCTCAACTTATCGAAGGCATTGTTCGGGTTGGACACAAAATGCTCATTTCAGGTTCTTCCAAAGCTGGAAAAAGTTTCTTATTGATTGAATTAGCTATTGCATTATCAGAAGGACGAAAATGGCTAGGTTTTCAATGCAAAAAGACAAGAGTGTTTTATGTGAATTTAGAAATTGATGAAAAAAGCTGTGGTAACCGAATTGATGAAATACATCTTGCACTCGGTGTTGAACCAAAATATGAGCAGGATTTTGTAGTTTGGAGTCTTCGAGGAAGTTCAATGCCGCTTGACAAACTAGCACCTAAAATCATTCGTAAAGTCGCAAATAAAGGATACGAAGCAATCATCATAGACCCAATTTATAAAGTTATCACTGGGGACGAGAATAATGCCTCACAGATGGGAGCATTCACAAATCTCTTCGATAAAATAAGCAAAGAAACAGGTTGTACGATTATCTATAGTCATCATCACTCCAAAGGGGCTCAAGGATTCAAAAGAGCGATGGACAGAGCTTCAGGATCAGGTGTTTTTGCTCGTGATCCAGACGCACAACTCGATATGATTCAACTAGAAACATCCGAAGAATTTATGGCACAAAATGCCGATGTTTTATCATCGACTGCATGGCGACTTGAGAGTAGTTTACGTGAGTTTCCTAACTTTAAGCCTGTGAACTTTTGGTTCGAATATCCGATTCATAGAGTTGATAATAAAGGAATTCTTGCTAAGCATTATGCAGATGGTGACCCTAAAGCAAATCTAGAAAAAAGCGGCAAGAGAACTCAAACACCTGAATCTAGAAAAGACGAATTCGATGCTGCTTTTGATATATGTTTAACAGACAAAGAATTCTGTACTTCAAATGAGTTGGCGGAATATCTTGGTGTTAGTGTTCGAACAATTCAAAAAAGGGTTGTTGAGTTAAGCGAAAACTACCTAATCGCGAAGGGCAATGTGTACAAAAAAGAAGGTATGCACAAAACGAATAAAGGAGAAAAAATCCTAAATTCGAAAAATGACGAATAAAGGAATATTGCCCTATATTCGTCGAGTGTCGAAAGGCCTTATATATATGTATTCGCTTCGCTACTTGCTGACGCATCGTTTGTAGGATAGGGCTTGAAAGCCTGCCCTATCCCAAACAAATGCATCATCGTCAGCACTTACCTTTCTTCACCCAAAAAATCAAAAAAAAGGAGAAACCAATGAAAATATTCCTACTACTAGATCCGCCAACAATTACAGCTCAACAAAACAAGGTTGCACTTGTTAACAATAAGCCAACATTCTATAAACCAGAAAAATTAAAACAAGCAAGAAAAGAACTAATCGCACATTTGAAACCGTTCAAACCGAATGAACCATTGAAGGATGCGATTCAGCTGGATGTGATATGGAGATTCCCAAAAGGAAAAAGACATAAACACTTTGAATGGAGAGTAACAAAGCCAGATACGGATAACCTGCAAAAGATGCTCAAAGACTGTATGACTGAAGTGGGTTTTTGGATAGATGATGCACAAGTGGTTGTGGAGCATGTTGAAAAGATATGGTCAGATGATCCAACCGGTATCTCGATAGAAATCAATGTGCTAGAAAAGTTTAAGGAGGAAACCTGATGGATGTAAAAGAATACTTATGTCGATACCATGTAACCGAAGAGAAGATTCTAAAGCTACAACAAATAGTCGCTGAATACTTACGTCTAGCAAATACAATTCCAGGTGTTAACTTAGACCAAATTCGTGTGGATGGGACTAGAAAACTTGATGCACCATTTGAAAAGTGGATTCTAAAAGCACTTGATGACGAATTACTCATCGAAGAACTCAAAAAACAGCTTCCTCTCATCAAATGTGAAATCATATCCCTAATTGATGAGCTTGAGGACAAAGAGTACAAGATGATTCTCATTCATAGGTATATTGATTGGCTCAGCTGGACTGAAATTTCTCAAAAACTATACTATTCATCATCAAAAATTCGTAGAATGCATGATAAAGCACTAGAAGAGATTTCAATTTTGTCGAAAGGCAAGGTTGAACAAGGCTGAGCAGGGTTGAACAATTGAGAAACTGTCAAGGGTGTGTTAAGATTAAAATGTACAAAGGTGTAGCCACAAGGCAGCATATTATGGAATACTGGCTTTAAACCCAGCCTAGAAATAATGAGAATTCAGAAATGGATTCTTTTTTATTTTTGCAGAGATACTTGTAGTATTCCAACTGGTGAGTTATTACAGTTTTTTATCTACAGTTGGAGTGATTAAATGAAAGGGAAAATGCTTGACCTATACGAAAAATGGGAGGCTTCAGGTCATCTTGATGACAAGCTCAAGTCGATCTCAGAGATGGTATCCAAAAGAGCAACCCAAAGACAGGTCGCTGAATATCTAGGTATCACAGAAAAAACGATTATCAAATTGAGGAAGATTCATCCCAAATTGAACAACGCTTTTCAGTATGGCGATGAAGAACTCAAACATAAGCTTCTCGATGCTGTGTATCGAAGAGCGATTGGGTTTGAATATGAAGAAACACAAACAGTGATTGAAGAAACCAAGACTGGAACTAAAAAACGTATTACTAAGTTCAAGAAACAGTCGCTACCTGATATCGCTGCGATTAAGTACTTACTCGTTACGAAGTTTGGTATTGAGTATAACGAGAAGAAAGCAGAAATAGAGCTAATGGCTAAACGTTTAGAAAGAGGCGAGGAGGAATGGATCAATGAATATCGTGATGAAGAAAACATCGGAACTGATAGAGTACGAAAACAATCCAAGAAATAATGAGGCAGCTATCGATGCTGTTGCTAAAAGTATCGAGGAATTTGGTTTCAAAGTTCCGATTGTAATTACGAAAGAAAATGTGATCATCGCAGGTCACACAAGGCTGAAAGCAAGCCTTAAGCTTGGATTAGCCACTGTTCCTTGCATCGTTGCAGATGACCTCACAGAAGGGCAAATTAAGGCCTTTCGTTTGGCAGATAACAAGACTGCAGAACTTGCTTCATGGGATTTTACAAAACTTGAGAGTGAACTTGAATCAATCGAAATGGACATGTCCGTCTTTGGTTTTGAAGACCTGGAATCCAAAGTTCCGGATAACGCAACCGATGATGACTTTGACCCAAGTGAGGAACTCACTGAGACACCATATACGAAAAAGAATGACATCTATTTGCTTGGCAATCATAGAGTCATGTGTGGGGACGCGACTATTAAAGAGAGCGTGGATAAGCTGATCCAAGATGAAAAAGTTGATCTCAACTTTACCGACCCTCCTTATAATGTGGACTATGAAGGCACAGCAGGAAAAATCATGAACGACAAGATGGAAGACAATACCTTCTATCTTTTTCTTTTTCAAGCCTTCAAGAACATGTTCGATCATACGAAACCAGGTGGAGCTATCTATGTTTGCCATGCGGATACCGAAGGCATCAACTTTCGAACGGCATTCAAAAATGCTGGTTTCAAATTGGCTGAGTGCTTAGTTTGGGTAAAAAATTCTCTTGTTCTTGGTAGACAAGATTATCACTGGAGACATGAACCAATTCTCTATGGATGGAGAGAAGGTGCTGCTCATTACTTTATTGATGACCGCACGCAAGATACCATCTGGGAATATAACAAACCTAAACGAAATGAAGAACATCCAACGATGAAACCACTTGAACTTTGTGGAAGAGCGATTGCGAACTCATCTAGAGTTGGTGAAATTGTTCTGGACTTGTTCGGTGGCTCTGGATCGACTTTAATCTCATCCGATCAGCTTCAAAGAAAAGCACGCTTGATGGAACTCGATGAAAGATTTGTTGATGTCATAGTCAAACGCTATATCAAATACAAAGGATCAAGTGATGATTGCTATCTGATCCGAAATGGCGAGAAGATACCCGTTGGTACTATCGAGGACTTTCAAAATTTATCACTATAGTGAGTTTTTAGTGTCGAATTGACTTGATATAAAAGGCCTTTAGAGTGATATATATACATACCAAAAGGTAGAAAGCAGGTCACAATAATGGGAAAACAAATCAAGTTGACAGAATGGATTCAAAGATTCAAGTCAGGTGAATTTGAAAAACCTGATACAACAACCCAAATCAATGCAGGTTGGTTCGATTGGTTTTGTAGAGATACAAGCCTAGCAAACAAAACAAAGAAGATGGGAAACATCATCAAGCAAATCAAACCTGGTGGGAAGGTTGACCTTGAGTCAAGTTATGTGTGGTTCAAGAACAACTGTCCACTCAGTGGTCCACTCTATGATGATTTTAGAATTGCAGACATCGAAACCAATAACAACCTCATCGTTGTACAAATAGACTGTTTCAGAAACGACTCAAAATACACAGTCTATGAAAGATTGGATGGATTCGAAAAACCAGTGTTTCAAAGTAACTCTTCTAGAGAACTAGTCAAATGGCTGAACACAGGATGGACAAAGTAATGTTCAAAGAATTTAACGCCCATCCAAAGGGAATCAAAACAACGGACTGTGTGGTTAGAGCAATCAGCACTGCATTTAACAAAGATTACATGGAGTGCAGACGAGAGCTCAATCAAAAGAAGCGTGAATGGAATTTCACAAGTTACAAAGACACCGAGTTCTTATACAAGTATTTTGAAGGCAAGCCAAGATTGATTTTCAAAGCAATCAAAGGTCAGCCTAGAATCAAAGGTTCGGATTTTACTCTGCTTCACCCAACAGGAACATTTATTCTTAAGATGGCTGGTCATGTGGCAGTATGTAAAGATGGCGTCATCCTTGATATTTGGGACTGCACGTATCGAAGCGTCTATACTGCTTGGAAGATTGATGAGGAAACCAGCAATGAAAACTAACTTTATACGCAAGGCAACTAGTAGCGAACTGATACCTCAAGATGAATTTGTCATTGAAAAAGAAGTGGTTATCGATAAAGACCTATTTGAATGTTTTATCAAAGACCCACTAAACGATTACGATTTCATCAAAGAGAATCTTGAGCATATGTTTCGTGACAATCTTTCAGTGTTTCATTGCATATTTGTCACATCAGATTCGCATGATTTTGGAATTCTGGTTGAAAGCGAAGGATACCATTATGCTCGGTACACGGCTTATCTTCCAAAAGTAGCAATTAAGTAACACAATCAAATCAAAGCATATAAGGGAGCTCATTGCTTCCCTTTTTCTTGCTAGAAAGAGGACAACATGAAAATCATAACCAGTGAATCTGTCTTTAGTGGACATCCAGATAAAATCTGCGACCAAATCAGTGATGCGATACTTGATGCAATCTTAGAACAAGACCAAACAGCAAGAGTAGCAGTTGAAACAGCCATCAAGGATGATTTAATCGTTATCTTTGGAGAGGTAACAACTACTGCAAAAGTTGAGTATTCAGATATCGCAAAACAAGTACTCAAGGATATCGGATATGACGATGCGTTTTGTGTCCTAGAAAAGATATCCAAACAATCACCAGACATTGCACAAGGTGTGAATGAAACTTTTGATCATCAACAAGGTGCGGGTGATCAGGGGATGATGTATGGTTTTGCGTGTAAAGAAACACCAGAACTCATGCCGCTACCGATTGTAGTTGCACACGATATAGCTAAAGAATTAGACACACTTCGGAAAACAAAGTACAATCACATTTTTGGTCCAGATGGTAAATGCCAAGTATCGGTAAGATATGTAGATGGGAAACCATTCACTTATGATACTATCATCGTTTCAGCACAAACAAGACCTAATGTAAATCTGCTCATCGCTAAAGAAATCATCACCGAAGAAGTACTCAAACCAATGATCGGCAAGGATCTGACTGGTATCAATATTCTCATTAATCCTACAGGTGCATTTGTTATAGGCGGACCTTATGGTGATTCGGGTTTAACTGGTCGAAAGATAATCGTTGATACTTATGGTGGGTATGCGAAACACGGTGGTGGAGCCTTTTCTGGTAAGGACGTAAGCAAGGTTGACCGCAGTGCGGCTTATTATGCCAGATACGTTGCAAAAGCCCTCGTAGGGGCAAATTTGGCCGACACGTGCGAAGTCTGTGTGTCCTATTCCATTGGTGTTGCAAACCCAGTCGCAGTCTCGATTGATACCTTTGGTACTGGAATATTATCCGATGAAGACTTGTTTGAGTTGGTTAAACAACACTTTGATTTCACACCAGCTAACATAAGAAAAGAACTAGAATTCGATAAAGTGAAGTTCCAGAAGTTAGCAACCTATGGACATATGGGACGTGAAGATTTACCAGTTCGATGGGAACATGTGGAAGCTAAAGTAGCTGAACTGAAACAAGCCTATGAAAAAACCAAAGGTTCTACATAATTTCTACAAATCACCTGCATGGCTTGCAGCACGTGAACTCAAGATCATGTCAGTGGATGGACTTTGTGAACGTTGTGGAGCAATTGGAATTGAAGTTCATCATAAGGATAGACTCTCGATTGACAATGTTAGAGATACATCGGTAAGCTTAAATCAAGACAACTTGGAGTTGCTTTGTAGGGAATGTCATAACCAGGAGCATGAACGCTTCAGTAATAAGATTAGATTTGATAAAGATGGGAACCTAATAAATCAAGAAAAACCTAAGTAAAGTAAACATTGTTTGATATAATGTTTATAAAAGTAGGTGTATTTTATGTCACTAATGAAACTTTCTGAATTAATGAAAGATGCTATTATGGTTGAAGGAAATTTTTCTGACTTATCAAAGTTTGATTTTTATGGTGTTTATATACTGAGTATTGATGATGATATCAAGTACATTGGAAGTGCATATGCACAAAAGATAAAGACGAGATTGAATCAGTACATTAGTATTAGTGATACCGGAGGTAAGAGTTTAAGAAAAAAGGTAGATAAAACTGACCCAGCAAATGCAATTGTTGAGATTAGTAAGTGGAAAATCACTGCGATTCATAATGATGATCTCGAATATAAACTTATAAGTATTGCTAGACCAATTCACAATATTAAAGGTAAATCACTTGTTAAAGATAAAGAAGTATCCCCCCCATCAGTCAAAACTAAATAGTTTGAGGGTACCGCACAGGGGGGCACTTAAAAAATGAGCGACTATTTTTTTGAAAATTCGAGTTTTTGTTTAGGAGAAGTGCTCTAATTATGGAAAATGTTATATTATTGGATACGGATGCAGTTATTAATTTTTTTTCTATCAATAACACAGTATTAAAAAAATCAATATTGGATTACAAAAATAACAATGATTCGAAAATTCTGGTAACCTATTTCACTTGGTATGAGCTTTTTAAATCAACTACTGATTTTTTACTAATTAAAAGCAAATTAGAAAATCTAATCAATTATACTGATGGAATCGACATATATGAGGAAATACCAACAAAATATGATCACCTGTTTGATCCTAATTATTGGTTAAGTAAGTCACAATTTCCGATTTTAGAATTCAATCAATTCATACTTGATATTAAAGAAATGGTTTATTCTAAAATTAATGCACACATCATGGATATTCTACTGATAGAGATTCATACAATTTTATTTTTTGAACATGTATTGGATATGAATAATGTGTATAATAGTCAAGCTTACTTGACATATCAATCTTATGTCTTAACAATGAGGGACAAATTTAAACCAGCAGTTCTTGAACTGTTAAGAAGACATTCGGATGATAATAAATTTTTAAACAAACTATTATTTGATATGTATAAAGGAACACAAGTTCTAAAAAATAGTTATATTGAAACAGAGTCAGAGTTCCTCAATAGAATCAAAAGATTTCCATACACAGATATAATCAAAGTCTTGAAAAAAGATAAGAGTAATCTGGTAAGTTCTGTACCAGCAACTAAAGATGATTTACTTGACATGATTTATGATCAATATTATGTTAATAACGATATTATTCTTGGATTGTGCAAAAAATTTATTTTTAAGAAAAGCCCGGTTGCTGGCGGAAAATTCTGCTATAATGATTTCATTGACATGAGCAACTTGCTTTTATCAACTAATACTAGAAATGCTGAAATTGTGTATATAACAAATGATAAAAAGTGGATTGATTTTATTTCATTATTATCTGAAAAACATGGGATAAAAACAAAAACACTATAATATGAAAAAGTACTTGCAGTAAGCGACATTGTTCGCTTTTTTTCTTGCTATTTATCCTCTTTAGAGTGATATATATTACTAACCATAGGAGGGAATCAGTATGTACAAAATTGGGGATAAAATAAGGATCATCAACATGAAGGGTGAAGACCATTACAACGGTCGTGAAGGAATCATCGAATACATAGATGGGCTTGATCAGTTACATGGAACTTGGGGTGGCTTAGCAATCATTCCAGAAGAAGATTTGATTGAAGTCATAAACTCTGAGGTAGTTGAAAGAGTCAACTGAGTGAGGTACTGAAATGTCTAAAATAAAAGATGTGAATATTGAGATTGAGCGACTTCGGTCGCTTTTTTCATCGGTCGATGAGACCAAAACCCAACTAGTCGATAACCTTATTGAGCAAGCTGCGTTTATGAAGGTTGAACTTGGCGTCCTTCAAGAACAGATAAGAAAGTATGGAGCGGTTCAAGTTTCAAACAAAGGTGCTCAAAGACAAACAGAAGCAGCAAAATACTACACTAAGCTTATCAACTCGTATGGAACAGTTATCAAAACACTCAATTCAATCATGGGGAAAAACGTAATTGATGGCGATGATGCTTTTGATGAGTTTCTCAAGAAAGCGAATATGGCATGAACTATTTAATTGAGTACTACCAAAAAGTTATGTCCAATGAAATACTAGCTGGAGAAGAATTAAAGAGCACCCTTCGAAAACTGATGGATGATATGGTTAATCCTCGATATGACTTTGATGAAAAGCCAGGAAACATGAGAATCGATTTTATCGAAACCTTCTGCAAGCATACGAAGTCCCCATTCAATGGACAACCCTTCATCTTAGAACTTTGGGAAAAGGCAATCATTCAAACAGCCTATGGGTTTAAGATTGCTGAGTCTGGATTAAGACGATTTAACGAAGTCATATTACTCATCGCACGTAAAAACGGAAAGACAACCTTCATCGCAGGGATAGACCTTGCTGAATTCTTTTTATCAAAAGGTGGTGTTGATATCGTATGTGCTTCCAATACAAGCGAGCAAGCGAACATTCTCTTTGAAGAGATCAATAACATGCGTGAACAGTCCCCCGCACTATCAAATGAGAAACGAAGTAAAAAGAATATATTCTTCATCTATTCTCCGAAAACCAAGAATAAAATCAAGAAGTTATCAGCTCAAAGTAGGAATAAAGATGGTTATAACATTGAAGTTGGTTGTATTGATGAAGTCCACGAAATGACGGATTCAAAAGTATATGATGCCATCAAGCAGAGCCAATCAACGAAGAAGGAACCACTTATCTTCATCATCACAACCGAAGGAACTACAGTGGGTGGATTCCTCGATAA